GTTGGCGCCATAGTAACTGCCATAATAGTAGTCGGCAAATGCACGGCCCTGTTTATTGAACAGGAATCTTGTAAGCTTCCCGTTCAGGTTGTCCTTTATGAACACCCTCAGGTCATCATCGGCCGAGCCGCTTTTGATCCGGGACACAAGGTCTCCGAACCGTTCAAGAAAATCATCCCTCATAAGGTCATTTACCATGCACCAGCGAAGATATATTGCCAGATGATTGTAGGCCGTAATTGTATCTAACGGCAGCTCCTTCTCTTTGAACTTCTCCAGATGGCCTTCCGCATCGTCCATCACTTCATCCGTGTCATCCGGGAAATCGGGACCGCCATCGGCATCGTCTTCGCTGCCGTATGAGATTTTCAGAGTCACTTTGTCCGGAAGGGCAACACCCTGTCCACGTGTTATCCTATGTTTATCGACAGCAGAGAAGCCTATGGTTTCTCCGTCGTTGAGAACTGCATCGTATTCCAGAACATATCCTGCCATGCTGGCCAGGAAGTCTCTCACCTTTGACGGGTCGGCATCCACGTCAAGGACCTCCATTTCGTCCTTGCCGAAACACTCCATTCCATAGGTGTAGCCGCTGATTCCCTTTTCGGTACGGTAAAGCCCGAACCATATCCAGTTGTATATAGGCAGCGAATCCTCCTTCATCATTCCGGAAAAGCCTTCATAGAAACGGGGCTGGAAAACGACACCGCTGGTATAGATACCGGTTATGTTCTTCTGGTGGCAGCAGACAGACAACAGCTTCACGTACAGTTTGCCTCTTTCGATCAGGGACTCCTCTTTGCCGATAACGGCAACCATGATGTGGGCCTTATGCTCTTTGGCTGTTTTTTCGGCCTCCGGCCACATGTAATTGTTCTTCGCGCATTCTTCGGCTTCACCATTAGGTACGGGGGCAGGCATCAGGCTTACCGCCGCCATCATGTCACCCACGTCAAAGACCAGAGACTCGGGATTCCGTTCCTCGTCAGATTTCTCTTCAGCGGTGATGTCCCACTGTTCTTTCAGATCTCTGATGTATTTTTCCTTGTCCCAGCTGTTGTCGGAGAGCAAGGCGAATCCCACGAATGTGTCGGCCTTTTTCTCACGTTCCTCGGCCTGCTTTGCCTGTTCCATCCAGTAGGAACGCACCATCTCGACAAGGGCCGTAGCATCCTTGACAGCTGTCTTTTCGTCATAGGGTTCCATCTCACTGAAGGTATGGCCGCAGTCTGACAAGCTGTCTCCTTCGTATCCACCATTCACGCCCAGCAGCCATTCACTGTCCTTGGTATCCTTGTATTTGAAAATGTAGTAGGTCATATCGTGCAGTACGAATGTTCCCGTACACTCGATCTCCGCCGGCTTATGTCCCAACTCCTGAGAGTGCGAGAGCCAGGCTATCATTGCAGCCAGAGCTGCTTCTTTCTGTCTGTTGTCCATATTCTTATCCCTTAGTTCGGTATTTTCAGTCTCTCTTGTTTCAATATGCGTGTTGCTTGTGGCGCATGGCTCCACTGTATCGGATTCCTTCACGTTTGAACTGTTCTCCCGCTTCGAAATCTCCTCCATACACTCTTCGATGACTTCCTTGGCACTGCTATCCTCCGGATCAAGTTCCGCCCAGCGTTTGGCATATTCTATCGCTTTTTCTTCTTGTCTCATAAGATATTGGTATGCGTATGCCATACGCATGTTCCATTTCGCATTTTTCTCACCTTCGTCACGCACGGTCTCCATAAGTCTTATTGCCTTTAGTAGAGCTCTGTCTCCTTTCCAGCGTTCTGTTCCTTCATCATTGTCACCGATAATGGCATAATTCTCATATGCACTTACAAGCAACATTTTTATCCTGTAGTCTTGTTGCTCTTCAGGTATTGCCTCCAAAGCCCTGATAGACTTCGTGTATTCGTCCTTCTCATTCCACTCTTCTATCTGACTGAAGAATGTATCATCTCCCGGACTGTACGAAATGCCATCAGGACTTTCTCCTTTCCATGGTTCGCTGTCTGAAAGTCTACATAACTGACCCTGCCTACAGAATTCGGAAAGGTAGAAAGAATACTCAGGATACTCATCAAGCAAAGGAAGCAAAGTTGAGATAAATACTTGCTGGTTATAGACAAACAGGTCGATATAGCTGTATTCCGTTCCGGTTGCACCCCCTGTTATCACACCGAGATTGCCCGGTTCAAGAATCTCTTCTGTTATCCTGTCTTCAAGATCATGACGGAAGTTCAATATATTATCTTCGCCAGCACCATTCTGGAAGACTATGTAAAGAGCTTGTGCACCGAAACCGTTGGCATGGTCAAATATCTCGGTTGAACCATGATAATAGTCAGCTACGATGGAGCTCAGACAGGTAGATCCTACTATCACATCGAAGCGCAGTTCATCACTTTCCTTCGGGGTCAGTTGATATCCCGTATAAACGTCCTTCGGATTCTCGAAGAATTCATGGCCGTGGGATTTCACGGTTTCCTCTATGTGCTGTCTCAACCCGGACAAGGCAATCATGCCTTCCTCAATGCCTGACGCTCTTTTTATACCATTGACATATTTGAATGAGACACCTTCTCCCAGTACAAGTTCCAGAATGACATGAAAGTTTCCGTCACTATTTTCCTCCGGTAAGGCACAAAGATTTTTGTCGTAATATCTGATGTTGAAGTTTTCTCTCTTTTCGTCATAGGATGCTTTTACCATGATCTTGCCCATATCGACATCGGTATCGTGTACACGGTATACGAAAGACCCGACCTTGCCCGGGTTGAAGGGGAAGAACTTCCATTTGCCTTTCAGACACTCCGGCATACAGGATATGATGTAAGGATAGATGATGAAGAGATCCGGCCATCCTTCGACCGAGAACGTGAACTCATGGTCACCTCCGATATTGAAGTGCATGTCTTCCGATATCAGATTGGTTCCTTTACTGATAAACTCCATGAAGGCATCGGCTTCCTCCATGGATTTCGGATTCATCATGCCTGACAGCTTTTCTTCGTTTTCTACAAACCAGTTCCAGAATTCTTTCACTCGTCTGGTTAACGGCAAGGCCATATTGCACTGACGGATGAAACTCAGGGTGTCTTCATCTTCCGGATTAAGTTCCCTTGCCTTGCTGAAATAATCCAGGGCCTCCCGATAATTGTTCAGAAAATCCAGGGCATATCCCATTCTGAAATTCCACCGTTCATCTTCAGCGCCTTCCTCCTTGACGGATTCGAGCAGTTCAGCGGCTTTGGCATATTCCTCAATATTGTTGTACGCCCTTGCAAGAAGGCTGGTCGTTTCAAAATCCCGTTGGGCTTCCGGAATCTGTTCTAATGCATCGATAATTTCCTGATGCTTTTCGGCCTTGTGCCATTCGTCTATCTGCTTCATCAGTTCGTCATTCATGTTCTCTCCGGTATATATGATTTGCTTATTTTCCGGTTCTATAGGCTGGTCTGCAACCAAAGTCGGGAGGAATTCACCTGAAAGTTTTTTCAGGTCTTCCAGCCTGGAGGCACACAACGTGAAGAGGGTGTACTGGTTGGAACACAGTGCGTGACAGCTGTAAACGGGATAAGGTTCTTCATCCTCTGAATCTTGGCCGGTACCCATGTCATAGAGACGGTATTTTCCGCCGTCAAATTCCCTTTCTTCAATCATTTCCTCTTCCACATCAAGAAAATCTGGCTCACCATTGGTGGAGTATCCTGTACATCTGACCGTGTGCCAGTTGTCTGTGGCCGCGTCATAATAGACGAGGGTACCATCATCCGTATCTTCGAGATAGCTGCCCGGCAGACTGAACCTGATCCTTCCGACCTTATGGTTGACAATTCCTCGCCGGTAGCCGATGGTAAATTCCGTTTCGTATGTAGGTATCCCGTCAGTCGGGACAGGGGTACAGCCATGCAGTCTGCAAAGTTCCTCGTATTCCTTTTTTGGGAAAGGAAGAGACGGGTCAAGTGATGCTGCCGTTTCCAGCTCGCTTATGATGTACCCGTTGATGCGGGCATCTTCTTCACTTCTTTCCGACGGCATGAAATAACAGTCCTCCCACATGGCGTTCAGGGCCAGTCCTCTATGGAAACGTGCATCACGTTCCGGATTGTTCCAGATGAAGAAATCATCGGCAAAAGATTCGATTCCTTCTTCCCGGATACGTCTGATGACTTCTGAAAGGCGGAAAGAACCCAAAGGTGAGATGACAATGCCGCTGTCCGATTGAGGGTAATATTTATTGAGATCCCAGCAGAACAGCAAAGACTTGCTGCCTTTGTCTTCCTGCTCCTGGATGATTTCAAACAGTTTGGCCAGCCACTTGTGGAAATGTTTCTTCTTCATGGCCTCAAAGTCCCTTTCCGTGTAATAGTCCGTCTCGTCTTCAACCTCAAACCGGGTTCCGGTCGCCTGTTGAAGTCTGTCGATGAACTCTATTGCTGCCTTGTGGAAGCCGGGGCCAAGCATGTTGGTCTGACAGTCTCCGTTTACGGAAATGACGTTGCCCGTATTTCCTTCTCCCTCGTGTTGATAGTTTAGGAACAAGTCGCCCAGCCTGCAAAAACTAACCGTCGAAGATGATTCATCGTGCTTTGCATTATAACCGGACTCAACAGCCTGACTTTCTACAGCCTGTTGAAACTTTTCAATGTCCTTGATTTTAGTGTGAATGGTGAATCCAAGTCCCATAATCTCGTTGTTATGTTACTAAATGCAAGATTTCGTTTGTATTCCAACTGTTTTCATGCAGTTTCTACACAAACTCTCTATTTGATTTTTTATGCTCATAGTCTTACAACCAGAATTAAAAATAAGCAGCGATTACTGCCGCACTCTATGAGATTGTGGCGGCAATCGCTATATGGGGCATAGAACGAAGCGGTTTTTTCAATGGTCGGGAAAAATGGGCGAAAGGTTTTGAAAACCAAAGGGTTTAGGCATGATCGGGAAAATGGGCTGAATATTTCGAAGCGGTTTTTCTCTTTACATGGCTTACATCTGCTTTACGTTTGAGGGGCTTTTCTTCGGATATTCGGGGGATTGCTTTACATCGGGCTTGCAGATGGGGCTAAAACGGCCTGGAAGGGTTTTATTTTCGGCTGTGTGGCCGTTTTATGGCTGGGTTGATGGATTTTGTTATATGATGGTGTGAACGGCTGTGTGGCCGTTTTTTTGTGCCTATTTTTAAAGATGTTGCCTTAAAATTCTTCCAAATAAGTATTATTTGGTATATTTGCAGCATAATAGAAACGAATATGGCAAAAGTGATTCATGTGCATTTGCTGCATAAAATAGACGGGACGAAGCAGAAAGATTGGTATTTCAGCAGTATATCGGCTGTTTATACGGTTCTGACGGCAGATCAGGTGGGGGCAACCAAGAATTACCTGCTTCATGCCGGGCTGTCTGGTAACGGCACAATATGCACGAAAAAGGCTATAATTAAGCAATCTACGCTCATCTCGGGTGGTAGTAAGGGAATGGTTAGAACGATATAATAGCGCCGTTAGAAAGGCTTGTAGGCGTTATTTCTTTGAATGCTGATTGGGGAGCTTATGGCTCCCTTTTTTTATGCCCCTACGGTTGGTTTTATTTGGTTAGGGGTTACTATTGGGGTTACTGTTAGGGGTTACTACTTCTTTAAGTTAGGGGTTACTTTAGGGGTTACTTTTTCAGTTCTCAGAGGGTACGCCCGAAATAGGAAACTATGTTATAAATGAAAGCAAGTGCCGTTTTTCTCTGTTTTCAGAGAGGAAAAACGACACTTGTTTGTGTGATATACCTTATTATAATAAAATAAATCCTTTGATTTACAGTGTATTTACGAGTTTGCTTCAGGTAAATTCCTTCAAAAGTGTGTGCGTGCGTCCTTTTTTAGCCTTCTGTAGGAGGCATGCGTGTACCACTTAGAAGAACTTGCTGATACTTCCGATTACTTCAAAGACATTGATGATGCGTGATTTGTCGAATTCCTGTTCATCGTAGTCATTGGTGTTGATGGGGATGAAGCGCAGCTTGTCCGGATCCGGCGACCTGCGGAGGATTTTAATGGTGCGGATGGTATCCAACACCACTGCATAGATTTCGCCATATTGGATGTCGTTGAGTGTGCATTGGTGCAGGGCAATGATGTCGCCATGGTTTATTTTGGGTTCCATGGAGTGCCCGGTGACATTGCACCAAAGGCTGGTTTTTTCGAATCCCCTTATTACAATGTTGGTGGCAGGTATGTTTACCTGTGAATTAAACACTTCATCAAAGCCCCCGATAAAGTCCACATCGTAGTATGGTGTACCGATGGATGGGTTCATAGATGTGGTAGGCAGAGTCGAAGAATTTGCTTCGTCTATTGTTTTAATGCCGTTCAAATCATCTTTCAACATGCTTCCTGCACCAGTAAGTAACCAATCGGCAGATAATTCCGGATAGGCTAATAGAATTTTTTCAATATTCATTGAGCTCATGCCTTTGCCAGACACCTTTGCTTTCCCAATAAGTCCAACAGAAAGACCGGCATTAACAGTCATTTGATTGTCATTTATGCCCTTTTTCTCCATGAAATATTGAAGTCTTTCTATAAAATTCATATCCTTATATTGATTTTCTTCCATATTTAGTTTGATGTATTGAAATAATTCTATATATTTGCAGCGTGTTTAAGATGTAAACAGCGCGCCAAATATACAAAAAAGGCGTGTGATTAGCGAATTTTAAGGATTAAAGAAAATGAAAGCAAAAGTAATTATAGCTCAAGCAACAGCCGAGACCGCCGAAGCTCTTTACGGACTGGTCAAGAAGATGGTAGATACAACAGCAATCAAGGCTTATCCCAGTGTAGATTATCAGGCAGTTTTCTTTTCAGCTGATAGATACGACTTAGACTTTGTAAAAAGAGTATTGGCGGATAAGTGCTTTTCTTTCAAAATTGAAGATGCAGAATAATACAATAAAATAAGTGAGTTTATGACACAGCAAGAATTTATGGAACGGACGGGGATAACCCCTACAGCAGAGGATTTTGATTACATCCATGCGGTTTATCTGAACACTTCGATGAACAAGGATGAGTTCTGCAAAGATTTCAAGAAACATGGGGACAGCCGGATTATCCGCGATGTTCATGTGCGAGTGCTGAACTATGAAATGAAATGTGAACGTCAAAAGGAAGTTATCGACAACCTGACCGATTTTCTGATTGGCAAGGCACATGCGTATGACGATACCGATTTCCGCAAAGAAGCGGTAGGGCTGGTCGGTGAGATGGAAGTGGTGAAACGGACCATTGAATTGGGGCTTCCGCTTTGGGATGAAGACAGGATGGTTGTCCTTTCGATGATAGAAGAACAAGGCAAATAGATTGCCGGATAACTGGCAGCCCGGAAAGACGGGCAGGGGCGGCAGGCACGGCCGGAGAGTTGGTAAATCGAAATAAGAAAGCGTAGAAAGCCGTCGGGGTTCGATTCCCCGCGCCCCACGATATAAACTTTTAAAATTTAGAGTTATGGCAAAGAATTTCAATCCGAGAACAGCAGAGAGTCTGTTCAAACAGAAGTTGCGCACGATGATAGGCAGTACGGCACATACGCAGAATATTGCCGACCAGGCGATGGAGCTGGCTGGACAATTCATGACGGAGGATGAGATAAGCAACTCGGATGCCTACCGGGTGATAGAGAATGTGAGCTGTGTGTGTGAGGAAGCGATGCAGGTGCTGGTCGAAGAACTGCAGAAAGGGACACGCCTTCATGAAATACTGACGGGTGATTAGGAAATAGCGGAAGCCGTTGAAAACCTTTGAACGAACGATAACGATTAAAAAGTATGACGATATGAGAAAGCAGATTTTGACAGATAACGAGACCAAGACCTTCTTGATGAAGACATTCGGATGCAGCCGTCAGGCTGTGTGGCAAGCACTGAATTTTGTCCGTGACAGCGATCAGGCGCGCCGGATACGCACTCTTGCCCTGAAGCGAGGCGGCAAACTGACTGACGGGAACTTCATCCCGAACTGCGAAACCACCTTCGAGGAGTGCGAGAAGACCATGACCTGCACTTTCGGTCCCCGTGTAAAACTCGTGGTCCACAGAAAGACCAATGATGTGGATGTGTACGTGGACGGAAAACGGACTGAAACCTACCAATGTGAATTTGTATCGGATTTCATGCAGCTGCAGCACGAGACCCAACAGATGGCATCTGCCTTATAAATAGAAATGAAATGGAGTATTATGGAAAGATATTGTGCATATCCTACAATGACCTGACTTACGATGACCGACCGGTGATGGTGAACGGAAAGGCAGACTACAGCAGAAGCCGCACGCTGAAAGGAGTTCATCCTTCCACTCTTTCCGAAGAAGAACTTGCTCCCATCATGTCGATACCCAATTACAAGAAGTTAGCGGCAAAGGAGAAAATCAATGTAGTTCGATCCGGAAGAGGTCTGGGAGGTTACGTTTTGGTAGAAATAGCCACCATGCCCCTACGGTTTCAGGAAAGGATAAAACTAAAATACGGAGATATGAAAGAAGACGTAATAAGAAACTGGCTCGGCAGCCATTACCACATCGATGCGAAAGCCCGGGAATTTTACACCCGGTTCCGTTTTGACAACGGAGATACACTGCCACCGGAACACATCCAAGAATATACGGTAAACGCTTCGGTAATTGAGGCAGTGATGCGTGCCATGGAGGATGCCACGTTTATGCGAAAGGCCATGAAGGCCGGGCCGGTGAACTGGGGCGAACTGGCAGGAGCCATCAGTTACTACCAAGCAGAGTTCGGACATACCTTGCCTGTCAGTTCCAACCGCTTCAAGAAGCGTGTGAATGACTTCAAGGCCAACGGCTATGAAAGCCTTATCAGCCGCAAGTTCATGAACCAGAACCGCCGGAAAGTGACCTATGACATTGAACGCCTGCTGCTGAGCATCGATGCCCAACCGGAGCAGCCCTTCAATACCACCGTGTGGGAACAGTACAATCTATTTGTGCAAGGAGAACTGGAGCTATATGACCCCGAAACCGGCGAGGTGTTGAATCCGGCAGACTTTACCGACAAGGATGGAAATCCGCTGGTATTGAGCCCGGCCACAGTAGCCAACTACCTGAACAACCCCAAGAACAAGGCCCTTCGCGGTAAGCTGCACATGAGCCAATGGGATTTCAACAATGCCTACCGTCCTTATCATCTGCGCAGCATCGGTGAATATTCCTTGAGTAAGGTTTCTCTTGACGACCGCGACCTGCCGCGCCCAATGAAGGATGGCAACCGAGTGAAAGCCTATTATGCCTACGATGTGGTGAGCGGTGCTGTGGTGGGATATGCCTACAACCGGTACAAGACTACCGAGTTATTTTTAGACTGCATGCGAAACATGTTCCAGACCCTGGACCGGAACGGCATGTATATCCCCGCCGAGTTAGAAGTGGAACACCACCTGGTAAGCGACTTTGCCGACGGATTGATGCAAGCCGGTACCGTCTTCCCCCTGATCCGCTGGTGTAACCCCGGGAACTCGCGTGAAAAACGTGCCGAGCACAAGAACCGCGAAAAGAAATACGGTGTGGAGAAACGCACGCAGGTAGGTATCGGCCGATGGTATGCCAAGCTGGAGGCCAACCGCCCGAAGGAAGAAAAGGTGTATGACGAAAAGAACAACACCTACAAGGTGAAGACCTATAGTTATGAAGAATTGGTAGCCGATGATATACGCGCCATTGAGACCTTCAACGCACAGCCTCACCCCAACCAAAAGCGCTATCCGGGCATGAGCCGTTGGGATGTGCTTTGCGCCCATCAGAACCCGAACCTTGCACCTTGGGACAAGGCCGTTCTTTACCGGTTCATCGGACAGCACACCGAAACAACCATCCGGCAGAACACCTACTGCACGGTGATGTACAACCAATACGGACTGCCCAGCCCGGAAATCATCGAAAAGCTGGAGCCGAGGAACTACAAGGTAGATGCCTATTATCTGCCCGATGCCGACGGAACCATCAACGAGGTATATATCTACCAGAACGGACGATATATCGCCACCTGCAAGCCCGTAGCCCGTTACAATGAGAATACAGCCGAGCAGACCGAGTACGACAAGGCAGCCTATACCGAACAGTCCAAGTATGTAGCTCAATTCGACAAGATGATGAAGGACGGCAAGATCAAGCGTGTGGGCATCCTTGCCAAAGAGGAAGCAAAGCTGATAACAGAGGTACAGGCGGAAGCCGTTCCCCTTCCTGCACAAGCCGAGGAAGAAGATTACTCAGCCTATATGGACATCAGTGCCTTCGAGCATGATGCAGTAGCCAAGATATAATTAACGACGTTAGAACGAATTTAAAACAGCATTCAAATGGAAATAACAAATGAAGTAAAGCAACGTATTGTGGCAGCGATAGCCGCCGACCGTGAAAATTATCCCAGTGACAACCGCCATGCCACGGCACTGGGCATAGCCCCCAGCGTTTACAATGCCATCAAGCGGGGCAATTATGAAAAGCAGGTCAGTGATGCCAACTGGGTAGGTATAGCCCGAAGATTAGGCGTGCAACTGCGTACAGAAATACCTTGGCTGGCAGCACAGACCCCGACCTACGTGTTTGTGAGCAAGCAGCTGGAAGTGTGCCAGGGAAGCGGGCTGAGTGCCATCCTGTGCGATATGCCCAATATCGGCAAGACCTTTACAGCGAAAGCTTACGTGAAGCAGCACAAGCACGCCGTATATGTGGACTGCAGCCAGGTGAAGACCAAACTGAAGCTGATACGCTACATTGCCAAGGAATTCGGTGTGACCAGCAACGGACGCTATAGCGACGTGTATGAGGATCTGGTGGCCTACCTGCGCACGATTGATACGCCCCTGGTTATCCTGGATGAAGCCGGGGACCTGCAGTATGAAGCCTTCCTGGAGTTAAAGGCGCTTTGGAACGCTACGGAACGCTGCTGTGCCTGGTATATGATGGGTGCCGACGGATTAAAGGAGAAGATCAACCGCGCCATCGAAGGCAAGAAGGTGGGCTATACCGAAATGTTGAGCCGCTACGGTGACTCCTACAGCAAGGTGACCCCGGACGATGCGCAGGAACGCGAAAAGTTTCTGAAGGCACAGGCTGCCATCGTCGCAAAAATCAATGCCCCGGACGGTGCCGACATTGCCAAGATTGTTCATAGCACCGGAGGCGGCTTGCGGCGCGTATATACCGAAATCGAAAAATTAAGGAGGATGCAGGCATGATAAGCAAGATAGAAATGCAAGCGATGGATGCTGTTATCGGTATCCATCGCGAGATGAGAAAAGCGAATGAGATAGACTGGGAACAGCGCAGATATGAAATTGCCAAAAGCATGCTTCCGGTAGTAAGAAGCAATTCATCAGGTATAATGTCTATAAAACAAGTTGCCAGACTTGCTGTGGACTATGCTGATGCTCTTATTGAAGAATTGAAAGGAGGTAACCGTGAAACTGAAGAGAGCCTACAGTCCCGGTGAGGTGCTGAACATGAAGATTCCCCGGTTCGAGTTTTCCGGGGACTGGCAAACCTCGATAGGCAACCCGGCCAAGAGCGGCGTGTGGATTATTTGGGGAGCCAGCGGAAACGGTAAGAGCAGCTTTGTGATGCAGTTGGCCAAGTACCTGTGTAGCTTCGGACGCGTAATTTATGACAGTTTGGAAGAAAGTACCGGTTTGTCGTTCCAGATGAGCCTGAAACGGCACAAGATGGGTGAAGTGAAAAAGAAGCTGATTATCCTTGACCGGGAACCGATGGAGCAATTGGAGGAACGGTTACGGCGCAGAGGCAGTCCCGGAATCGTGATTATCGACAGCTTCCAATACAGCGGCTTGAACTACAAAACCTACAAGGAGTTCAAGGAACGTCATCCCAAGAAACTGTTTATCTTCATCAGCCATGCCGAGGGGCTTCATCCGGCAGGTAGAAGCGCCCGCAAGGTGGAATATGATGCCGATGTGAAAATCATGGTAAGCTGTTTCAAAGCCTGGTGCAAAAGCCGCTTTATGGAGCGGCCCGGTGAGCCCTACGTGATATGGGAAGAAGGTGCTGCCAAAACATTGAAGGACGATAATATGGAGGATTATTTGAATGATGGAATGGGAGAATAAGCTGTACCAGATACTCCTGAAAGAACAGGAAGCGGAGGCCGTGGTGGACGATTGGGTAGAACGTAACATACAAAGCGACCTCCGTCTGCGCAGGGCCAAGACAAAGGGACACGTAGTGATAGAAACCAGGGATGTGATGTTTGCTCGGAATATTCAGGTATGGCATCCGTCCTGCCAAATAAACATTAAAGATTTGAAGTGATGGAAAAGAAAGAAGAAAAGAAAGTGTGCTGCATCTGCGGCAAAGAGTATGAGGGCTACGGATACAATCCGTTCCCGGTGAAAGAAGAAGGCTGCTGCTGCCAATCGTGCAACTACAGTGTGGTGGTTCCGGAACGGTGGGAACGACACAAGGCTTTTCAACGTGGTGAAGCGACCGGTGCCGGGAAAGTGTACATCAGCGGAGCCATCGCGCACTATGATATGAATGAGCGCAAGGAAGCCTTCAGCCGTGCCGAGGAGAAACTGATGGCACAAGGCTATGATCCTGTAAACCCTTTCAGGAACGGATTGCCGGATGAAGCTCATTGGAGAGCCCACATGCGGGCCGACATTGCCCTGTTGCTGGCTTGTGACTATATCTACATGCTGAAGGACTGGGAACTGAGCAAGGGAGCCAAACTGGAGCTTGACGTAGCCAGTTCGTGTGGCATTAAAGTATTGTTTGAATAACCTTTTAATAGTGAATGTATGGAAGAAAAACAGAAAGTTCAGGTCGTATTTGAATTTGACCGTTCCGAGTATGACGCGTATCTCTTTTTGATGAATCAAAAGAAGACGAAAGAGGTAGAGCAAATATGGAACACCATGAGCGGTGAGCCTGTGGTTGCGGATATTGATTTGTTTGAAGAGGACAGCCAGTCTGTAAAACTTATGATGATAAGTTTGGCAATTCTTTCAGTGGAGAAAAAAGTGAAAGGATGATATGGCACAGGAAGTAACCAATTTCGCCCGGTTCTATGCATTGTTCAACAAACTGCCTTATCAGGGCGATCGGGAGGAATTCAAAAAACAAATCGTGCTGCAGTACACGTGGAACCGGACAGACAGTCTGAAGGAAATGACGGCCAAGGAGTATGAAGTTTGTTGTACTGCTCTGGAGAAACTGAGCGGACAAGACGAATGGCGGCAGAAACTTCGCGAGGAACTGCGACGGAAACGCAGCGTCTGCCTGAAGCTGATGCAACAGTTGGGTATAGACACCACCGACTGGAACCGGGTGAACGAATTCTGCAACAACCCCCGGATAGCCGGCAAGCCCTTTGTTCAGGTTAGTACAGCCGAGCTGGAACAACTGGCCATCAAACTGCGGGCTATCCAACGAAAAGGAGGTTTAACCGATAAATAGAGCAATATGGATAAAAAAGCACATGAAGCGCTTGAGCGCATAAGAAAAGACGTGACCCTTACGACATCCGATATGGAGAACCAGGATGCAGCGGAGTTTTTCAACGAACTGGCCGACTGGGCGTATGCCAATGGGGAGGCCATGCTGATAGACGATGAACCGGAAAAGCAGGATGATTATGAGGATAGATGACCAAGACAAGCTGATAAAAGCGGGGTTCTGTATAATACGAAAGGATGATTATCCAGGCCCGAGGATAAAGATGTGTACCGGCATAAACGGTGGCTGGAAGACATACAAGAAGTTTGAAACCAAAGCAGAAAGAGACAGGACATTCGCTTTGCTGCTGAAGGATGACAAAGTAATAGCTGATTAACAACTAAAATGATTTAAAATGGAAAAGAACAATCAAAGTGTGGACATCAAGTCCCTGAGTAAAGAACAGCGAGCAGCCCTCATGGCCCAGCTGCAGCAAGAAGAGAAAGAAGACCGCATCGCCCGTCGTGAAACTTACGAGGCATTACGCGGTGAGTTTATGCACGAAGTAAAGACCAACGTTCTTGAGATGGTGAATGCCGTGACCGGGTTCCGCGGATGGCTGGAAAAAGAAGCCGATGCCTTTACCAAGGTGATGAAGGAATACGGCCAGGTGAAAAGCGACGAACAGCGCAGCTATACCATTACGGACGGAGACTTCCGTCTGGAAGTGAAAAGCAACAAGGTGAAAGGCTTCGATGAACGAGCCGACATGGCAGCCGACCGTCTGATTGACTATTTGAAGCGCTACATGCAGAACAGCGAGAAAGGTTCTGATGATCCGATGTATCAGATGGCCATGACCCTGCTGGAGCGCAACAAGATGGGCGACCTGGACTACAAGAGCATTTCAAAGCTGTATGAACTGGAAGATAAGTTCGATGAAGAGTATGCAGACATCATGCGCCTGTTCAAGGAAGCTAATGTAGTGCAGCGCAATGCCACCAACTACTACTTCAGCCGCCGCAACCCTGAAAACGGCGTATGGACCCGCATTGAACCCAGTTTCTGCCGTTTGTAGCCGAAACCCGTTAACCCTATAAACAGAAAGCGCCGCAGTTGTTATAATTGCGGCGCTTTTGTTCTTAAAATAGATGGAAATCAGTTATTTTTGTAAGAGAAATAAAATGTATGGGCAAAGGACGGGATAAAGAACTGATCAAGCTGCGTGACGAGGCACTATGCCGTCGTTACTACTATTGGACAGAAATACAGCGGTTGCGGTTCGACGATGCTTTAAAAGTGTTGTCGGAGCGCGAATTCTTTATATCCGAGGAACGTATCATGACCATCATCCGCCGGAAATCACGTGAGGGAACAGACTACAATCTGAAGCCTGTTCCCAAGGTGAAAGCCCCCCGTCTGACTGCCGCCCAGCTGGAACTATTCCCCATAAGATGACGGCATGGCCGATTCATCGTGCAGTGTGAATGAGAACGTCATTTCATAGACCTTGATGTAATGCGGCATGGCATACGAACGGCTTTTCTCGCGTACCAGCGGCGAAGCGTTGTCCGTGCATTGCAGACACTGCAGCGACTTGTATAATTTCTTGGCCAGCTGCTGCCTTTCCCTCACCTTGTCATACGTGCCGGATGCGTAGCTTGTATCGTCGTAACAATCGATGGCCAGCCGGACGGTCAGTGCGGATTCGCTTTTCTGTGCCCCGTATCCGAGGTCGTGCCAGTCGGAGTTTGTATTTCCGATTAATACACAAGGGAAAGTGACCGGGTACTGGTCTTCTTCTGCTCCCATTTCCAATTGTCCGTAGTCCTCGTCGATGAGAGAGAGTTCCGGCATTTCCTGTGCAATCTGTTCCATGATTGCGATAAAAATTTCGTCCATATCGTTATTGGTTTAAAATGTTGGTAATTTCCTGGTCCACCTTTTCCCGGATACGCCGGTTCAATTCTTCGCTTTCGCCCATGAACTGGCGCTGCGGGATGCGGATGTGCAGTTTCTTTTTTTGGGTAAGCGCCATGTTCCTCCAGAACTGTGCCTGCGGATTCAGTTCCTTCGGCTTGGAACGTCGTTTGACGCGTTTCTTTTGCCCTGTGCCGGTTTTTTTTCTTTTTCCCGAAGCCTTGTAGAACTTGGCCCATGCAAAGCGCCTCATGCGGTCTGTGACGGTGACATCGATTTCCCCGCCCCAGTTGTTGATGGGTGCATAGACCACCTCGTTGAATACCCTTACCCGGTAGTCTGCAGGTGTATATCCGACCGATTTGAACAGATGTTTCCTGCCGGAGAGCAGCGTTCCATAATTGCTGGCGGCATCGGAACCTCCCGAGGACAGCCGTTTGGCTTTGGGCCAAGGGTGAAGACCGCCATTGACAAATCCACCCTGCCGGAAGTTATCCTGAAAATGGTCTTTGGCCATTCGTCCTACCATGACTGGCATTTTGCGGCGCATCATACTGTCCATCCTGTCACGTTTCCGCTTTATCATTTCCGTAAAATCTTTTATGTCCATAATCATCAGTAATTCAAGAATAATTTATAACTTTGCAACCGAGGCTTCCAATATGCCTTTTATGCGTTATGAATATACCGGAACAAGTAAAGAACGAGGCCCGTGTACTTATTGAGCAATACGGTGACACCTTCGAATACCTTGGTATTTATGAAGGCCAGGAAGCCTATGTGTTCAAGTTTCCGGGGGACTCCTGTACCGGTTATCCTTTCGTCTATCTGTATGACGGTAAAGACGCAACCGAAATAACCGGTCCGTTATCCCTTGACGTTATCGATTCATGTATCGAAAATATCGAGGAAGGAGACATCGAATAGCTTATTGTCAATTCTCAGGACTCCCCTGCAGTTGTGGGAAGTCGCAGCTCCTATTTCACATAAATATTTTACGTCTTTCCATTCCATTCCTGAACCGGCAGAATTATCGCTTTGGGGTTCGATATACCTTAGTTCACCATCCGCAAACCGTTGCAGGATTGTAGCATGACCTCCTCCACTTTTCCAGCCGATGCACAATTCATACACGCCTTCTTCCTTACATACCTCATTGAAATACTCCATGTACCTTTTAGGGGTCATTTTCAGGTATCCTTTGTGCGCAAGCCAGCTGTTTATACTTATATGTTGCGCCGGAGTACCGTCGGTGTTTTTCCAGACTTCAAAAGCACGTCCATTACTCAGATATTCAAGTTTAGACCCTGCGACATTGCCTTTGGCGGTAATATCCCATCCACGTAATCGTAAAGCGTATGCCGGTGCGCAAGTCTGGCAGTTGATACTGTATGGAGTATCCCGTTTTTTATCGTAATCGCTGTTCTTCCGGTATCTGTTTCCCCTTTTATCGCGGTATATTCCTTTGGAATCCAAAATATACTCTTCCACATGTTTGGGATTTGCATTCTGTTTGTCCGCCTTATCCACATCCATAGGTTTTCCTTTTTTGATTTTAAGAGCCTTTTCCATTTCGAGGTTGTTCCGGGCAATGGCCATTTTTTCCTCCCCGGTAAGGTAGTCCGGCATTTCCGCAATCATCTCGTCAATACGGGCCATAAGTTTATCCACCGCTTTTTGGGCACCCTTGTGGGCTTCTGCCTGATATGGATGATTGTCGGAAAACAGTTTGCCGTCCGTTCCCGGATTGTTATCCAGTCCGGGCTGGGGCTTGTTCTTGTCGTCTTCGTCCGGAAGTGGTGTCGGCTCCTCGTCGGTGGCAGTGAGGTCGCACTTGCAGTTCCACCGGTCGCCCGGTCGGTGGATGTTCCAGAACGTGTCATCAATCGGCCGGATGGTATTCCAGAACGGGCGGTGGTCAGCCCCCGGATGAATGGAGGTGGACGGTAGCCATTTGAGGTTGGGCAGAATATCGCGTTCGCGCAGGAACTGTTGCCAGTCAGCCGCCTGATGCGCCCGGATGACCGCCGTATCATACTCCGTCCGCAGCCAGTGACGAACCTGATGGGAAGCAATGGGCAAGACTTCCTGTACCCATTTGTCGAACGGTTTTAAAATGCCGTTTGAATCCAATAAAAGTCGTGCCATGTCATTCTGCATACGATGTACCTTGAATGCCGAGAATACGGCATTGTTCCGGAGTATGGCATTTCTGAAATCCTCGTCCGGAGTAATGGCCTTGGATTTGCTGAACCCTTCCTTTGCCGCCTTGTCCATCTTTGCCCATATTTCATTGAACAGGTTGATTTCGATTTCGGTTGCCGGATGAAAGTCCCTGCTGTATATGTTCAGCAAGGCACGCCGCAGCACCTCTTCGGAGAAGTCAAACTCCATGGAGATGCTGCCATTATCAGCCGCATACAGTCTGTCGACTACCAGTCTAAAGCTGCCCCGTCTGCCGGGGCTTTCACGAAAAAACCTTTGAGCCAGTTCCGGAAGTTTCTTTTCTGTTTCGGTGTCGGTTCATCATCCCGTCCCTTATTCGCTGGCTCCGGCTCCTTCTTCGGGCTTGGAATCTGGTCGGCTTGTTCAGCCGTCTTTTGTTCCGCCTTCAGCTGCTCGTAATTGGCCGGTTTGTCGATACCGAATTCCTCATAGAGATAGTCGTCGTCGATGGGGATGTTGAAGTTCTTCTTCAGCTGCGTGAGGATGGATATTTTGGTACCGGCATCCGTTTCCTTCGGTTCGGGGAAACAGAACGTACCCCCTTCGGTGTTGATGCCCATGCGCAGCAGAATGTCCGTCATGTCGTAATTCAGCACGTTGAGCACGTACTTCCGGTCGGCCTCCAGTACCTTGTCCTCTACTTTCTTATGAACCGTACCCAAAGCCTGCGTGCCTTTTTCGGACGATTCGGTGGTCAGCGTATTGCCCAGTATCAGTTTGGAAATTTCGTTGTTGCACCGCTCGCAGAGGCGTTCATAGACATCGGCAGACCCTGTTTTGTTTCCGGCTTCCGTGAGTTTGAGTTCCGTGTCCTTGGCATGGAAGAACTGCGCCAGACTTCCGGCATTGGCCGCATCCTCCATGGCCCGCTGGCGTGACTCGTCGTCGTCGGAATCATAGATATATTCCTGGATAGGCATGCCGAATACCTCGGAGAACTGTGCCCAGTCGCCCGTAGTGTTACGTTTGTAGATGACCCAAGGTGCAGCCTTGGCCAACAGCCCCAAATCGGACGGTGAACCCACAAACAGCAGGTCGGTATATTCATTCCAGGAATGGCCGGTAATGTCCGTCTGGTGGCGCAGGATGAGTTCCCTGACCGGATCCACATGCTTGCGTGGTACCAGGTCATAATCCACCCACTCCTGCAGCTTGTAGAACTGGCAGAGCGAGAAGCCCCAGAATTTCGCATCAAGGATGTCACCCACCAGCCGGTTGAACCAGGGCGACTGTATCTGTTCGTTGATTTTATCGTCGGGCTTCCCGTCCACCCGGAATTCCATGTTGGAGCACAGCACGGCATTCTTTCGCTTTTCGAGCACACAGGAAAGGTGGGTATCCATCAGAATGTCCTCGTAGAGGTCATAAAGTTTGTAACGTCGCGAGAAATCGACATTCTCGGCCACCCTTACGGCTGCCATGTAGTCGGAAATGTCCAGCCCGAAGCGTTTGGGCTGTGTGAGCACAATCACATTCGGTCTCTTTTGTCCCGGCAACGTGAAGTTTCCCCCTACGGTGATGATGCCGGCTTTGTTGTTTTTTCTGTTTTTCTTTTTCATGATGCTTGCTTTTTACCAGTGGTTCGTTCGTTTGCGGTTGCTTTGAATGCGGAAATCCGACCTGCCCGCCCTTTGTTCCTCGGGCAGCAGCGGAGCCCCTTCGATTGAAATGTCCTCGTCGGCCACCGCCTTCATCCATTCCACCGCCCGTTCGTAACGATCCTTGCGTACCTGGGAAAGTTTCTGCGGGTTGTGGATGCAGAAGATGTGATAGACCGCCATGTCGATGACCATCATCAGCACGAGCTGGTTACGGTTCTCGCCGGTGGCTGCAAAAATCTTGTTGCAGTCGTAGCGTTTGCCCAGATAACACCGCATTTCGGCAATGGCCCTGTCCTCGCAAACCTCAATGACCGTTTCGTCTTCGCGAACCAGTGCGTCGAGGATGTCTCGGTGGATGCTCGCATCGTAATCGGTAAGTTCAACAAATTTGCTCATAGTCCTATTGTTTTAGAGTTGTCATAATCTTTTCTTATTCCGTTTTCTTACATCCTTCCGTGATCGGAATACGGGCGGTTCAATGCGCCTGATCAGTTCGTCAATGATACGGTTCGCCCCTTCGACCGCATCCGGTCCGTCGGCCGGATAGCGCATGGTCAGGGTGAACAACTTGAATTGATCCTCCAGTTCCTTCATGTGCGGATTGTCCCGTTCAGCCTCGTTGAGGATGAGGTTCCCCTCGCGGTTGAGCGGTTCAAGGTTGGCCTCGATGCGCGTAGCCTTGTCCGTCTTCTTCTCCTCGTCGCCCCGGATGAACAGCGCAATCTTCTGTTCGCGGCGTACTTTTGCCACCAGCGGTTTGAACACCTGTTGGAAGAAAGGGTCCTGCAGCTTGTTGTTCTCCATGTAGCAATAGACATTGGTCTTGCCCCCGACAAATTCAAGCATCCGGACATACCAGTCAATGAACTCCGCATTGAGCGCCTGTGCCAGGAAAGTCTTGATGACGTAAAGCCTGCCACCCAATTTGCCACAGAGCGAAACCGTCTTGAAGGATTTGCCTTTCTTACCCTTGCTTTCGCCCGGTGCCGGGTCGCCATACACCACGAGGAACTTGAATTTGGAGAGTGCCGGAACCTTGCCGTATGCAATGTTTTCGAATACCTCTCCCACGGAAATCGGGTTGTTGAAATATTCTCCCTGTGCCGCCTTTTTGGATATTTTGGACAGTGTGCGGTCGATGTCCTCTTCCGAGTTCTTTTCCGGCCATGTGGAAAAACCGTTTTTGTCGCGGATGTTCACGATGTCCCAGGAGTCGGCCATTTCGCCCGCCCTCACCACGCAGCAGTCCTTGGCGATGATGTTTCCGCAGAAGATGACCAGTGTAGGTTCGGAAATGGACCTTGTGGGATACAGCGCATTTTCCCACCAGTCCCAGCGCTTCTGGATGATGTCCGGGTTCTTGGTATCCTCGTCCGTATCAAAGTCATCGACCAGCAGTACGTCGGGACGTATGGCCTCGTTTCGCGAACCACGCGGAGATTGTCCGGCACCCAGTGCGCGGAAAGAGACCTTCCCTTTGGTGGTGAATTCATCCTCGGTCCATGAGCCCGGCAGTTCCTGTTTGCCGTAGTATGCCATGATGCGTCCGTTGGCTTCGAGATTGGCCCGGTAGGGATCGAGCAGGCGCACCGCATTGTCCTTGCTGTTGGAGGTCAGAATCACATTCTTTTTGCGTCCGGTAAGCGTGAGATTCATGACGATGAACATGGTGACGGTGGATTTGGCCAGCTCACGGCTCCAAGAAAGCACCTCAAACCATTCATCGTGTGCAATGATCCGCCGGATAGCCTTTTTCTGGAAGTCGGCAAATTCATATTTGACATAATTCGGAAAAAAGAACTTGATCCATTCTATGGGATGTTTCTCAAGATATTCCCGGTGTTTTTCCCGTTCGGCTGCCGTCATGTTCCTATCGACCGGTGTAGCCCTTGCGATGTCTTCTTTGTACTTCTCCCAATCGAGGAGAGCGAGTCTGTCAGTCTGTTTCATTGTCTATCCCTTTATAATTTGTCTTTAATGTACGCATCGGCCAGGCGTGTAATTTCCTTTGCCTTTTCGAGGTCGGCCGCCCGTACCCAGTCGATGAGCCCGGTGAGGACACTGATGATGTCGGCAATGCCCACTTCCTGCTCCATGTTGCGTATGGCCGCCGACAGTTTCCCGAGGATGTCAGCCTCCTTGGATGAGGGGAACCGTTCCCCTTCGGGCCGTTCGGCGATGGCCTTGTTTATTTCGGCCACCTGCCGGTAGAGGTTAGCCACCTGTTCCTGCCTTGTGAGCGTAAGCCCCACCTTCTGTTCCTCCCACTTCCCGGCCCGTACCCAGTTGGACACGGACACCCGTGACACGCCCACCCGGTCGGCGATTTCCTGCTGTGTGAGGTTTTCCTTGAGGTACAAAGTTTTTGCCCATTCCTTTTTCTGGGCATTCGTCAAATCTGCCATAAATCGTCCTTTTTAGTTGTAAATCACGTTACAAAATTGCATGAAAAAGCGGGGTTTGTAAAAGCGCGTACGCATGATGACGGGTTACAGCGTTATGATAACGCCAGAAAACGTTATGATGCGGACGCGGTTTCTTGGTGCCATGGGAATGTTCTATTTTCGCACCATCGAAAGGCGGGGAAACCGCTGGTAAAGACATGACGATGAGCAGATTTTTCAATATTACAACGAGTGACGACGGCACCAGTACGATATTCCTGTACGGGGACATCGGAGACTATACGGAGGTGCAAAGCGGGCGCATAGCCCAGGAACTGATGGAAGCCGAACGCGTGAGCCGACGCATCCATGTGCGTATCAACAGCAACGGCGGGGAAGTGTACAGCGGCATTGCGATATTCAACGCCCTGCGCCATAGCCAGGCCGACATCCGCATTTATGTGGATGGCATAGCCGCCAGCATGGCCAGTGTGATAGCCCTTTGCGGCAAGCCCGTAGAAATGAGCAAATATGCCCGTCTGATGCTGCACAGTGTGAGCGGCGGGTGTTACGGCAACAAGCAGGACCTGCAGCGTTGCATGGAAGAGATAGAAAGCCTGGAAGGCAGCTTGAGTGAAATCTATGCCGAGCGGCTGGGCATGAGCAAGGAAGAAGTGAAACAGACCTATTTTGACGGCGAGGACCATTGGCTGACCGCCAAGGAAGCCCTGGACCTTGGTTTCATAGACGACATCTATGATGCAGACCCCGTGCCGGCAGACAGTACACCGGCGCAGATATATACTTTATTCAATAACCGGCTCGTTGAGCCACAAAAAAACAGAGAAGACATGAATCTGGAAGACGTAAAGAAACGCCCGCGCTTCAAGGACTGCGCGAGTGATGCGGATGTGTTCCGCCTGATGGACCAACTGGAGGAAGAGGCAGGCAAGGTACCTATCCTTACGAAAGAGAACACCGACCTGAAGGCCAAGGTGAAGACCTACGAAGACAAGGCTGAAGCCGAAGACCTTGCCGCCCGCAAGCAGCTGCTTGACGCAGCCGAGCAGGACGGTCGCATTGATGCGACTACCCGCCCCATCTACGAAAACCTTTTGGCCAATGACCGCGAGAACGGCGAAAAGGCCCTGGGCCAACTGCCGGTAAAGCGCCGTGTGATGGAAGACCTGCATCTGGAACCGAATGGTGAAGAAAGCCCCTGGAACAGGCGTATGCGAGAAATTAAGGACAAACGTAAAAAGTGATTGAACTATGGCAATAATTGTAAGAAACACGAATTACAGCGGCGAGGTACTGGAACAGTTGCTGACGCTTGCCGCTACGAGCAATGAGATTGTGGAAAAGGGGCTGATCATGGTGATTCCCGGTGTGGAGAAGAAAATCAGCCTGCCGCGCCTGAAGACCGGCAAGATGCTCCAGAAGCGCAAGGAGAACCCCGGCGTGGAGGATTCGAAGGGCAACTTCAACTACGACGAAAAGAGTCTTGACCCGGTGGACTTCATGGCCTTTACGGTGTTTAACCCCCGCACGTTCGAGAACATCTGGCGCAAATGGCAGCCGAAGGGCAACCTGGTATTCTCGGAACTTCCGCCCGAAGCGCAGAACGCCCTGCTTGCCGAGTTGGCCAAGCGGGTACAGTTTGAACTGGGTGACCACTATGTGAACGGTGAATATGGGGATGATGACGACCACTTGTTTAACGGCATCCTGACCCAGATGGCCAAGGATACTGAGGTGATTGTGGTGGACAGCGCAGAATCGACCATGCTGGGCAGACTGAAAGCCATGCGTGCGAAGATTCCCGTGGCCATCCGCAACAACCCGGACCTCCGCATTCTGATGAGCGTGAACGACTTTGACAAGTATGATGACGAGCTGACCCAGCGCGAGTCCAAGAACACGAGCGAAACCGATGTGAATGCCCGTCGCTACAAGGGCATTACCATTGAGACGCTTGCGGCCTGGCCCGATGATCTGATTGTGTGCACCCTCTGTTCGCCCGATGCCGGCGGCAACCTGTTTGCGGCTGTGAACCTGCAGGACGATGAAGACGTGATTCAGATTGACAAGATCTCGAACGCGAGCGAACTGTACTTCTTCAAGATGCTGATGAAGGCTGACACGAACATTGCCTTCGGTGAAGAAGTGGTGGTGCTGGACAAGCGAAGCAACCCCGTGTTCAAGGCGAGCGAGAAGAAGATTTCAGTTGACCCTGCCAGTGTGACCCTTGAGGCAACCGGTGGCAGTGAAGAAGTGACCGTGACCGCCAGCGGAGAATATGAGATAGGCAGTGCCCCTGCCGGCTTCAAGGTGGAAGCGACGGATAAAGGCGTGAAGATTTCGGCCGGTGCAAACAGTGGCAGTCAGAAAACCGGTACACTGACCCTTACGCTCAATGCCGACCGCAGCAAGACGGCCAAGATTACCATTACCCAAAACCAGAAAGAATAAGATGGTATGGCAAAATTGAAGTATCTGGTAATTCACTGTACGGCAACCCCGGAGGGGCGTGAGGTATCATCGGCGGACATCCGGAAGTGGCACACTTCGCCCGTAAGCCAGGGTGGCAGAGGTTGGAAACAGGTGGGCTACACCGACCTGTTCCACCTGCAGGGCGGTGTGGAACGCTTGGTGAACAACAACGAGGATGCGCAGGTGGATCCCTGGGAAGTGACCAACGGAGCCAAGGGGTACAACAGCGTGAGCCGCCACATTGTGTATGCCGGCGGTGTGGCCAAGGACGGCAAGACCCCGAAGGACACCCGCACCGGCTGCCAGAAAAAGGCACTGGAGAAGTATGTGAAGGACTTCCATCGCAGATTCCCGGATGTGCGCATTGTGGGACACAACGAGCTGGCGGCCAAAGCCTGCCCCAGTTTCGATGTACAGAAATGGCTGAAAGAAATAGGTATTAACCAATAATAAAAGAAGCAATCAATGAAACGAATTATGCTGTTTATGATGCTGATGCTGGGAACAGTATCGGCTGTGATGGCCCAAGGGGCCGATGTTCCGGCAACGGACTATGACGCAATGATTGGCACCTTTGCCGGTTTCGTCGGCGGTGTGGTGGTGCTTACTGAAGGGTTGAAAGGTTTGTTCCCCAACATGAAAGGCTGGGTGACGCAGCTGGTGAGCTGGTGTGTGGGCTTGGTGTGCGCGATGCTACTGTGGTGGCTTGATGCCGGATTTGTGAGTGATGTGAGCTGGGACATTGCCTTGCTCTATGGTTTTGGTGCCTCACTTGTAGCCAATGGGGTAGCCGACACGGGACTGGTGCAATGGGTTATCGGACTATTCCGAAAGAAACGCGAGGAAGCAGAATAAAAGGTTGACTGACTAAAAAACGGGTGGTATGGACTTTAGCGAGATCATGAACATTATTCTTAGCGGCGGCCTTGTGGGCACTGCAGCAGCCATCGGTTCCCTGCGTGCTACGGTGAGGAAAGCGAAAGCGGAAGCGATGAAAGCCGAAGCCGACGCAGAGGGTGTGCGTGTGGATAACGCAGAACATGCCACCCGCGTTTTGGTGAGCAATATTGTGGTACCCTTAAAAGAAGAACTGAATGCAACAAGAAAAGACCTGCAGGCCAACAAGCGCGAAATGGCGCGACTGCGCAAGGCCATTGACACTGCCAACAGTTGCCGCCATCATGATGACTGTCCTGTGCTTGGCGGGCTGCGCAAGCAGCAGGAAGAGCACGACGGTGGAGAAGATACAGACGGAATCGGCAAGCACCGACAGCGCGAGCGGAAGCCGACGGGCGGGACTGGTGATGGCGGGTATACCGGCGAGTTCGGTGAAGCTGTCTATACCTGCGGACAGCCTCCGTAAACTTCCTGAAGGTGCCGTGTACCGTGGCAAGAGCGGACAGGCGAATCTGACCGTAGGCAGCGACGACAGCGGGAACATCGTGGCCGAAGCCTCGTGTGACAGTCTGCAGCAGCTGGTGCTATGGTATGAAGAAGAGCTGGCGCGTATCCGTAGCGAAACCAAGAGCGAAATTTCAAATGACGTTCAAACGGTAGAAAAACGCCCTCCGAACCGGATGCGGACGTTTATCACAGGTGTATTGGCCGGCTTGCTTGTCGGTATGTTATTAACAATGAAACTGAAAAAAAGATGAACAAGAATTTCATGTACGGCATAGGAGCCGTAAAGTATAAGGATTTCACAATCGGGTATATTGAAAAGAACTCGTTTGACCTGGGCGGCAAGAAACCCGAGGCCGCGAAGATCGAGGCCGAACAGGTGCAGGGTGCCCCGGTGCTGGTCATCCCACAGAGTAACGGCGGCATCGCCCCGACGTTCAATGTGATCCAGATGAACTATTCGAACCTGCACAAACTGCTTGGCGGCAGCCTGCATTATAAGAAAGAAGACTCGGAAAAGAAAACTCCGATCGGCTGGACAGCCCCGTCGGAGGTGCTTGTCATGCAGGGACCATGGGAACTCTCCCTCGTGTCCGGACAGAGCGTACTGATTCCCAACGCCACGCTGCTTTCCAATCCTGCAGGCAAGCTGACCCTTAC